TGGCTGGATTTACTGGTGTAGGTCTTCTTGGATCAGAAGCAGTAAGTGAATTCTCTAAAATGGTTTTTGGAGTTACTGATAAAATGGAATCAGCCATTAGAAATTTAATGGAGCCAGAATATTCTAAAAATACCAAACAGATTTATATTAGAGATATAGAAGGAAACTTATATAAGAATAATTTTAGTTATGTAGATCCTTATGATGTTATAAAAAAACCATTTAGAACTATTTCATTAGCTTTTGCAGATGGTAAAAGAACACAAAAAGACAGAGATAAAATTTTATTTGATGGTATGGTGGAAGCTTTAACAGAGTTTCAAAAACCTTTTATTGAAGAAGCAATACTTACTGAATCTATAATAGATATTTATAACCACTATGCGAGAAATGGACAAACAAAAGATGGTAGACAAATAGACGGATGGAACAATGATCCAGATGCTTCTGAAGCTGCGGGAGATAATTTAGCTGCTTCATTTAAACATGCATTTGCATCCTTTATACCTGGTTCTGTTCCTCAACTTTCTAAACTTGTGCAATCTTGGGGAGAAGATTCTAAACTTGAATCAGGTCAAGAACTAGAACCAGCACTTGAACTTATTGCAAACTTTACAGGTATTAGATGGAACAAAGTAACTGAGCAATACGTTGCTAAGTCTTTAGAAAGAAAAATTGGTACTTATAGTAGAAAACTAACAGAAATAAATAAAGAATCTATAGATAAGATGCAAGGTGGATATAAAGATGAGGCTGGTTATGAGCATACTTACAACGAGAAAGATGTTATAAATACTTATCTTGATCTATCTAAACGACATTATAAAGCAACTATGAATTTAAAACTAGCTCAAGAGTCAGCTATAGATTTATATGAAGATCTTATAGAAGTTGGAACTGGCAGCACAGGTAAACTTCCAGTAGCGGATATTTTTGAGCGAGAAGGAATGAAGAAAGGAAAGATTCAGCAGACAGAATATGACAATCTTTTGTTGAATAGATATGCGCCTTTAAAAATAACTGACTCAACTTGGGAAAAAATTGCAGAAAAGAATGATTTTAAATGGATGACTCTAATGGATTTAAAAGCTGTAATTAATAGCTATCAAAGAGGGTTTGGATCTTTACCTTTATTAGATTTAGAAAGATCTGAATATCGTGATAATGCTAAACAGTTACTAGAAAAAAGAGCAGATGAACTATTTAAAGAACGTGATATAGTAGAAAGAAATAAAAAATTCAAAGGTGGTGAAATCTCCAAAGACTATCCAGTTGCTAATGCAATTAAAGATCCATCCGAAAGAGTTGATCCTAGTACAGGAGTATCTTACGATAATCTTCTGGAAAGATTTGGATTTAAAGGTGGTGGTTTGATGAATGGAGTAAGTGATCCTTTATCTCGTTTAGGATTTAAAGGTGGTGGTTTGATGTTATCTGTTGGTGTTTCACCTGTATCAGAAGAACAAATAAGTAAGCTTAAAAAATCTTTAAAGAAACGAGAAGCTAAACGAGAAGGTGGTGAAAGCTTACCAGATGGCTATCGAATAAAAGAAGAATACAACGATTATACAAGAGTACAATATCGTTTCGGAGATAGAATAAAAAAGAGACTAGCTGAAAGGAGAGCTAGCAAAAAAGAGTGGGTTAAAGCTGCAGGTGAATGGGATAATCGTAAAACTGTGCAGCAAGCAACGGCAAGAGCTAAAGATCTGAAAGAAGGAAGGTACTTTGATAAAGAAAGACTAATAGAAGTAATTAAAAAAGATGAAGGTTATAGAAGTAGAGCTTATAAACCTGATCCAACGGAAAAGGACTACACAATAGGCTATGGCTTTTATGGAGCAAAGAAAGGTGATAGAACAACAAGAGAAGATGCTGATAAAAGACTATCTTATGAAGTAGATAATAGAATTGAAACACTAATAGATCTTCTTCCT